AATACTTTGTTCGTTTACCAGAAACTGGTATATGATCAATTTCAAAATTTCTATTGCCACTTTTGCCTTCAATTTGATCTATTGCAAAATCAAAAATTTTTTCAGCAACCACATCTCCAATTAATGTATCTGCCGATTCCCATTCTCCAAATTTATTTTTTTTCAAAGAAACTTTGTATTCTTTATTATCAGAATAATAGACAATAAAGTCAGATTTTTGTCCTCTTTTGTCTTCTCCACCAATAAACTTTACTTTATATACATCGTTCAAAACTATATTTTTAGTAGTAGTTTTAAATACTATAGTATTGATCTGTTGTTTTTTTCTATTAAGAATGTTATAAAAGTTTCTTTCGTTACTATCTTTTATATTTGTTCCTAAAACTTCGATCATTTTTTTTAACTATTTATAAAAAAACCTCCCATTTCTGGGAGGTCTCTAAATCAAACTCCACCTCTTGTCTTAAACTTATCAGTCCTTCCACCTTTACCATAAGTAGAAACTGAAACCTCAGGTCTTCTCTTATCTACAGTGTATCCAGGATCTTTTTTCACTGGTTCCATAGACCTTCCTGCGTATTCAATTTTTTTTTCAGGATTCTTTTTGAACATTCCCAAGATTTCATCAATCTGCTCTTCAGTAATCGCATTCGCCATAATCCAGTTTGCTTCCTGAATGTCTTGTGCGATTTCCTCATCAATCAGAAACTCAAGGATAACATCAAAAGCATCGAACTCTTCTGAACGGAGTGCCTTACGACGACGCTTCTCTGCTTGTTTAGGACTTACAGTAGCACCTTTACCACGATTGGCATCGGGATCCCAGTTTCTGGGTGGGGTATATTCTATGTTACCCTTCTTAAACATCTTAATTCTATCGCGAATCCCCTGATCGCGTTTACCCGTTTCATCAAGATACTCTTCCTTACGAAGTTTCTCTTTTACCTTTCTCTTTACTTCACCAGCAGCATACTGAACTGCTGCCTTTGGGTTCTTTTTGATGTCGTCTCTTACTGCTTTGTTGAGAGCAGCTCTCTTTTCTGGTTTTCTCAACCAACCAGGATTGTTATGGATTCCCTGCTTGTAAGCATACTTATTTACATGCTTCTTAACTTTCTCACCAACTTTATCTCTGAGACCTTCTTCTACGTTCTCGACTTCTTCCATTCTAGCACCAGACTTATGGCGGGTTGTGCCTGCAGAATCAACATAAGTTTCTCTCTCCCTTCTAGGAGTTACATAACCAACACCAGGGACTACGCCAGTCTTACCAGCATCTCTAGCAGCATTTCTTGCTGCTGCTCTTTGTGCTGCTCTCTTACGGTTGCGATCGTAAGAGCTCATTGCCTCATCAACTTTATCTTCTTCCTTATACTGAGGATGATCATCAACCTTCATACCACGCTTCTTCTCAAGACGTGCCTTACGCTCAGCAGTGCCTTTCTCGGGATCTAAATCACGAACACCCTCTTCTACTTCTTGAGGAGCACTGATTTGCTGGTATGCTTCCATCAAACTTCTAAGTCCTTTAGAATCCATCTTTGATAATCTTTAACTATTATAAAAATTATTTATAAAAAAAACTCCCGAAGGAGTTAAATATCAAGCACCAATAACGGCACCAATACTATCATCAAGTTTTTGAATGGTTGAACGAATATCAACAATACGAGGAGGAATACTTACCTCATCATAGGTGTATCCTTTTTGAGCATCAAACAGGACTTGACGAACTGCAGCTGCTGCACGAGCATCAAGTTTAATTGTTACTTGTTTTTCTTTAGTCATTTTCATCCACCACCATATTCACATCCATTAATTTATTTTTAGTTGTATCATCTTTCTTTCTGAATTCGTGCAAATCTTCCCAATACCTCCTTACATTTTCTCTAACTTTATCAAGTGCTTCTTTACTTTCTTCAGTTTCCTCACCAACTTTCATAGAGGTAATAGTAACTCCGCCAGTTTTATTTCTGTAAGAATAGATGACTTTATTAGAACCACTATCAAGTTGTTGTCGAACTCCCTCCATAGTTCCGTGCATTTTTGCTGATGGAACATCCTCAAAATCTACATTAAGATGTGCGAAAGAATATTTAAGGGTATCTAATTGTAGTTTCGTTAAGGTAGTCACAGGTCTCCCTCCTTACGATTCTCAGAATAGTGAACATCAAACTCACCACCAGGATAACGAGACCTCAGTTTCTCAACATTCATCTCCATGATTTCATCAATAGATGTATTAAGACCCATACATGCCTGAGCAACATACCACATGATGTCGCCAAGTTCACGCTTCAGATGAAACAGATTCTCTTCAGTTACAGGTTTGCCTTGGAAGATAGTCTTCTTAATAATTTCAGTAAACTCACCTGCTTCGGCAGACATACCTACAGCAGCAGTAAGCAGTCGCTCGGTAGGAAAGTCTTCTTCTTCAAGAGTTTCAAGTCGAGCAATGAAACTTTCATAGTCTTTACTTTCATTTGACGTGACTGCATCAACGAATTCAACATACTTTTGGGTATCAACATTACTCATAGTTCTAAAGGTTGTAGGTCAGATTGGGGGAGTGATTGTTGCATAGGAAGTTCAAAGTCTGGTGCCACTGCAACATGAGGCACGTCAACTGTTTGTGGTGGATGTGGAAGATAAATCTTTTCCCAGGTAGACCCAGGATACCTTTCACACATCTCTATAGCATACTCTTCTTTTCCACAATGAACTTGTGGTAGTCCATTCGGATGATTGTTGAGTTTTACCTCATAGTAATGAGGAAGTTCTTTAGCAACCAATTCAGATTGCATTTTTCTTGTAGTGAGTCCCATTAGAAATTAAATGCTCCAAACTTATCCTTTAGGTTTGGTTTACTTTCTTCATAAGTATACTCCTCATCCTTACCATTGTCAAGGATGTCGTCTTGTGCTGACTGCTCACAATCGAACAATCTCATCTTTGCTCTATCAATACCCACTACAAATCTTTTATTCATTGTGGGGTCATTGTATCGGTTCTTCAACTGCTTCACCATAATTTGTCCCAACTCCTCAAGCTCATCTGTAGAAATAAGGGCAAACATAAGATCAGCAGTAGCAGGGAGACCAAAGGACTCGCTAGTATCAGTAAGCTCAACATCAGAGCTACCATAACCAGAACGAGTGGTCTGCGTGGCAGAAACGATAGGGACGTTTGCTTCAACAGCCAACCCTCTAAGTTCTTCTGCAATAGACTTAATATACGAATATGAATTGACAGTGCTGTTTCCGCGATACCTGCTGGAAGCACATATATTAAGGTAATCAATGAAAATAATGTCAGGTCTAAATGACTTCTTAAGGGCGAGTTCATTAAGAAGTGACTTAAAGTGTCCAGCATGAGCAGAAGCAGTAGGATACTCTTTAATAATTAGGGTTCCATTTGTCTTCTTGGAGATGTTATTAATTTTAGTATCAAAAACACTCTTCGGAAGTTCAGAAATGTCTTTGATGTTTACGTTGAGGAGGTTCGCGTCAATTCGTTCAGCAATTCTCTCTTCCGCCATTTCCATTGTAATGTAGAGAACGTTCCTCCCCTGGAGCAGCACGGAGCTAGCCACATGGCACATGAATAGAGATTTTCCGACCCCAGTACCAGCGAGCGCGACATTAAGAGTCTTGTTAGGTAAACCACCTTTCGTGATTTTGTTAAAGTAGTCGAGATCAAATTCAATTCTATCTTCCTTTTTTCTATAGTATTCGTATCTTCCTTCTGCATCTATAATGTAATCATGTCCAACATGATTATCGAAACTTACTGCTAATGCCTCCTGAAGGATAGAAGGAATAGCGTCTCTATTTTTTTCACCCTGCCCATCAGCAAGTTGAACTGATTCCATAAGTGCTAGATATATAGCACGATCACGGCACCACTTTTCAGTTGTATTAATCAACCAATCATTTTCAACACTGATTGGATCTAAATTTTGAATAAGATTACAAATCTCACCATACTGCTGTTGATTAAGATCAGAACGATCATCAACATCAATTACCAACGATTCCCTTGTAGGAATGCTATTGTATTCAATTACAAACTTTTTAATCTCTTCATACACAACTTTTTGATTGAAGTCTTCGAAGTATTCTTCCTTAATAAAAGGAAGAACTTTTCTAGTATACTCTTCATCATTCAAGAGGCATTTCAAAATTAAGAATTCAACTTTATCCATATCTAAATGCAAACGAAATACTTACTCTTGTTTTATCTTCTCTAAATGGAAGAACCATGTGAAGAAGATATGATGGAAATAAAATCAATACTGATGCTGTTGGATAAAGATGATAAAAATCAACGTTGAAAGCAGATGCTTTATTTGTTGGTAGTTGAACTTTTTTACCATAAGAAGGGTCTTGTAAAACCAAAGACCCACCATCCTCATTATCCCAACTTCCAGGTTTTAATGGATTTTGTGTTGTGTAATTAAATCTCCAATCATCACCAATAATAGATTCTATCGGATAATAAACACCCGCTAGAGCAGTTGTTCCGTGATGATGCATAAAGTTTAAATCACCAGATTGATTTATGTTTGCCCACAAGTCTGTACATACAATACCATCTTTGTATCCATGTTGCAAACAATACTGATTTCCACATTCAGTTAAAATCTTAGAAAGAGATTTATAACTATCATACTTTCTTTCTAAGTTAGTTGTACTGTGCCATCCTCCCATGTTGCTGTGGTCTTCACCAGAATTCTTACTCTTCTCGGAGATAGCATCTTCAACTAACTTGATATTTAAGTTATGGTTTGTCTTCCCAAAATTTTCTAGTCCAATTGGAATAGGAAATAATGGTAAAGACTTAAGTACCATAACTAAATTCTCCTTGTGCAATCACATCCAGTTTTTCCATGACTTCTGGAGTAAAGTATTTCTCAGGTTCTTTTAGAATTTGTTTTGCATAAACTTTCTTCATTTCACCATCAACTTCTACTTCATAACGTCCTGCTACATTCTTCCACATTCCGCCAAGTTCTCCCAATTCAAGAAGACCATAGTATCGATCAAGACCACGTTCATCATAATAAAGACGAACTTCAACATCCTTATTTTCTTTACTCAAACGCGACTTAGCAGTCTTTGCCTTGATAATGTTTCCAATAACTTCTTTTCCATCTTTCTCTTTCTTCTTGCTGAGATGAATAATGGTAGAAGCAGCATACTTAAGACCAGAACCACCACCCATCTCTTTAGTAGGAACATAAGCACCGATGACATCATAAGTGTGATTAGTCACAATCATAGGAATGTTTGCTTGACCCAACTTGAGTGTGAGCATTCTGAATGCACCTTTGATGAGTTGGGATTTAGTCATGTCCCGAACTTGCTTATCATTCAGCGCATCATTAATCTCCTTCTCAGTGGAGAGCATACCCAAAGAGTCTAATACCATTATGCAGGGTTTACGCTCATCTTCAGGTTTTTTTAAGTACATGTCTACCATCTTGAGTGCCTTACCACGGAACTCTTCAACAGTAACAACATTCACTACAACAGTGCGATTAAGGTCAACACCACGACTTTCTAGGAGCGATTTATTGACAGCTGCCTCAGTATCAAAATACAAGCAATATCCATCAGGATTAGAGTCCAGAAAATTCTTAACCACTGCGAGGCT